TATTATATTTTCTTTATGAGAAGGTATTAATAAATTTAAATTATTTATATTAGGTAATAAATGAATTGATATTTTTTCACTTTTTTCAACTAATTTTACAGCAAAGTCATGATTAAAAGTTAAATTTGTAAAAATAAGAATATTATCAAAACAATCATATTCTATAACTTTATCTATAAAATCAAAAATAAGAGGATGTAAAGTAGGTTCTCCTCCTATCAATCTTACTCGTCTAGATAAAGAAAGATCTTCTTGCTTTTTTAACCAATCTAAATACTTAATAAAATTTTCCATAGAAATATTTTTAGCATTTATGCTATGCATTGTTTCTTGGGCAAAACAATAACTACATTTTAAATTACAATAATTATTTAGCATTAAATTCATATTATTATATACCTCATTATTATTATACCCAAAAATCAAAAGAATGTCAAATGTCTCTTAAATATGTAAATTTTAATAATTTGTATTTTATTTTTTTTGACCAATATCTTATTATTAATTTAGGCCAACTCTAATTAAAAAAATTAAAATATTTTTTATTTTTTAAAAAGAAGAGGAGGTTAAATGTAATATGTTAAATTTATGTTTACCAATGAAAGTAATAAATATAACTCAGCATTCTGGCGGCAGCTATAGTCATCCAAATAATTCTTTAGACTTAGCAGGATCAGATTCTGGAATAGATTTTGCTTTTGCTCTTGGAAATTTTTGAAAATGTATTTCTGGTCCATGAGGAAGTAATACATATTTTTATACTCCATGTGATGAAAGAGGTAATGCTGTTCAAATCCATTGCGCAGACAATGTAAATAGATATGTAACAGTAGCAATGACTCATAGTAATTTAATTTATAATAAACCAATAATTGGTAAAATTTATTCTGATGGACAAGCAATGTATGAAGAAGGTACTTATGGAAAAGCTACTGGAAATCATATCCATTATGAAGTTGCAGAAGGCCTTCAATATAGTAAGTATCTTGATAATAATCTTGGCGTTTATAGAATGAAAAATGAATTAAAGCCAGAAAAAGTCTGTTTCATTTGCGACAGCTTTTCAAAAGTTAAAAATATGGGCGGAGTATCTATGCGCCATTGCACATCTCCTTATTATGAAGGTGGCGTAAAGATTTCATTAAAAGGTATTGATATTAGTAACTGGCAAAGTAGCATTAATCTAGCAAACGTAGATGCAGATTTTGTAATTGTAAAAGCTAGTGAAGGTGTAGGATGAACAGATCCAAGCTTTACTAAATTATTTAATTCCGCGAAAGCTTTAAATAAGAAATTAGGTTTATATCATTTTGCTCGTCCAACAGTGAACAATACTGCTGAACAAGAAGCTAATACTTTTGTGTCTGCGGCCAAGTCGGTTGGAGCGATCGGTAAAGCCATGCTTGTTCTTGATTGAGAAGCTGAGAATAAAACCAATGTATCTTATGCAAAGAAATGATTGGATACTGTTTACAATTTAACAGGAGTTAAACCAGTTATTTATATGAGTGAATCAGTAACAAAACAAGCTGATTGAAGCTCTGTTGTAAATGCTGGATATGCTTTATGAGTCGCTAAGTATAGAGATAATGAAATTGACTATAACTATGACATGTCTAATGCTGGAACCATTCCTAATGTTAGCTATTGGCCTAAATATATTATGTGGCAATGGACTGGAAAAGGAAGATTGAACGGCTACTCTGGAGATTTAGATTGTAATATTTTCTATGGAAACGAAAATACATGGAATTTATATTCTAAGTCTGAACAAAAACAAGAAAAAGAATCTAATGAGTTAGATAAATATTCTGATGAAGAATTAGCTCATATGGTAATTGATGGAAAGTTCGGTTCTGGAGAAGAACGCAAAAAAGCACTCGGAGATCGCTATGCTGCGGTTCAAACTTTAGTAAATGAAATCCTTGCCAATAAAGACCTGGTATCAACAGATATGGTTGATAATTATACAGTTTCTTTTAATGGATATACTGTTTATGTCGGAAGAGTTTCAAAGAAAGCTGATATGCGAGCTTCTGTGATCGGTAAAGCGCCTGGCGCGCAAGGTGACAAAATGTCATCTCAATATTTTGCGGATGAACAGCTTCTAAATAAAGGCTATTCTGAAGCTACAGCGCAGAATGCATCTACTTTCTACTCCTGGAATGGTGCAACTTATGCAGAAGGAATTGAGATTTCTCAAGGAGAAAACCATCAAGATTTTTCAATGAATGCAGTTTCTACATTTAATACTGCGATGGCTGTTGGATTCCCATATACTGGTGGAATGTGATTTGGACCGCAATCAGAAATTATCGCCAATTATAAATTAATGTATGGCGCAGTAACAAGTGGTTTTGGAATTATTTATGGTGGAAAGAAAAACTTTATGGGTTCTTCATTACCACGTAATGGAATTTTCAATGCTGTTAGTGGAAGATCTATTTTAGCAGAAGATGATTATTATTGATATTCAATTTGTTTCTATGGAAATACTGGTTCTACTGGATTAACAGGCATTCAGCTATATGATTTATGTATTAAAATTTCTCCTAATATGACTAATGCAATGTGCTTTGATGGTGGAGGAAGTGTATTCCAAAGAGTTAATGGAAACTTTAATATTAATACTTCTCGTTTAGTAAAGAATGCTGTATTAATGTACGTTAAAGAAAAAGAAGAAAGTGTTGACCCATTAGCGCAATATACCGATGAAGAACTTGCGAAAATGGTTATTGAAGGCAAATTTGGAAATTCTGATGAACGTAAAGCAGCTCTTGGAGATAGATATGAAGCAGTTCAGAAATTAGTTAATGAATTGTTAAATCCAAAAGAGAAAATTTTAGAAATTGGAGTAAAAGTTAATTTCTTAGATGGTGCTTGGAATCTTGATACAGGAAAAGATTATATTAAATTAGATGTTGCTGCGACAGTAGAAAATATTAAAAATAGACGAATTGAAACTACTGCTGGTCCAGTAGCTAAAGAGTTTATTGAATTAATATAGGAGGAATATTATGAATAACTTATTTGCTTTAATCGTTATTGCAATGTTTATTGAAGCTTTTATTTCATATGCACAAACTGTTTATACTCAAGGTCGTATTCAATGGCAAATTGTACTTGCGTTTATTATTGGGGCAGCAGTTTGCTATGATACTGAAGTTAACTTCTTTTCTATTGTAGGATTACCTGAAAAATTTCCTATTGTTGGAATTATTGCAACAGCAGTGGTTGTTTGTAGAGGTTCTAATTATTTATTTGAATTCTATAATAGTCTTGCTGGTTGAAGAAAAAAAGCTGATGAAAATGTTGCTCTTGGTTTAAAAAAACCAAGTAATAAAGATAAAGAAAAAAAGACAATAAATTTCGTTGATTAATTTGACTTTTCTAAGAAAAATATGATATACTAATAACGTAAGGAGAACGGATATGGTACTTTATATAGATACTTATGAAGAATTAAAAAAAGTAGAGAATTTCTTATTTAGATTTATTTATCCAGAAGAGTTCTCTTTACGTATTATTCTTAGAGAGCCTGCGCAAATGGGAGAATATTATGAATATAAAACTGTTTATAATGAATTTGCGGAGGGTCTTGTTTTAGAAACTTTTTAGATTTTATTTTTAGGAGGTATTTTTTATGTTATTTGATTATGATTCTTTTTTTAACTGGGATAAGCCAGCGTATACTTTTAGTCGTTCTGTTCACGATATGTCACCATATAAAATTAAAACTCTAGATGATAGAGTTGTATTGGTTCATAATATTGTGGGCGTTAAAGAGGAAGATATTCATGTTGATATTGTTCATGAAGATGGCAGAGATCAACTTGTTATTGAAGGTGTAACTCATAACGACGTATTGAATTATGATTATAAAGTTAAATCTAAATTCGATATTAAAGCTGATATGTTTAAAAATGTTACATATAAAGTAGAAGATGGATTGCTTTATATCAATTTGTTTAAAAAAGAACCAGAAGTAACTAAACTAATAGTTACAAAGGCATAGTTTAAGTAGAGAAGAAATTCTCTACTTTCTTATAGGGGTGTCGGTTAATGGTAAGCCCGCGGTCTTCAACCGCGCAAGCTGCGCAAAATTGGTGCGCTATTATAGGAATATAATAGATGAAGGTAATGATATCGGTGAACTCTAAACAGAAATGCATGAGAATACCGAGGGAACGTAAGGCCCGTAGAGAGTAGATAATTGCCCGGACAGAACGCCCGAAGATGTACTCCAGACCACAAACAGAAATGGTAATGAAAATTATAGTGGTAAGCAACACCGCTAATCTCCGTTCGAATCGGGGCACCCCTGCCATTTATTTAAGAGGTTTTATATGAAAAAATATGCATATGTAACATTATTAAGTTCTAATGATTATTTACCAGGAGTTTTGGCTTTAAATTATAGTTTACAAAAAACTAAATGTAAATATCCTTTAATCGTGTTAGTAACGCATCATTTTGTTTCAAAAGATACTTTAAAAATATTATCTAAAAATAAAATACAATATACAATAGTACCTACTATTGTAGCAAAATTAGCTCCTTACTATAGATATAGAACCACAGTAAATAAATTATATATTTATATGTTAGAAGAATATGAAAAAATTATGTTTTTAGATGCTGATTGTATCATTTTACAAGGATTAGATTTTTTATTTGATTATAAAGCCCCTATTTTTCATGTTGGTAATACTATTACTAAAGAATTTCCTAGGGGACAGCTTTGGGGTGGCGCATTTATTATTGAACCTAATAAAGAAATAGGAAATTATTTTTTCAAAAGAATTGAGAAATATGGAACAGATGAAGAAGCATTAAATGAATATTATCAAGAAAAAGATATAATGGCATATAACTCATTATATTATTTAATTCATGATGAAAATGCTCCTAAATATTGGGAAAGATATCATTTAACAACTATAGAATCATTAATAAACTTTGTCGATTATAAATATTATTTATTAATGCAAGAGCAACCTTTTTATAGAGA